TCTTTGACTACCCCCAACCTTTTCCCGACAAGTCAATCTGATATGGATTAACCAGTACTTCAGAACCGGAACCTACAGCCTCAATCATTTGATCATACTCCGTGGACCCCGTGCCTTACTACCTTGTTACAGTTGTTCAGCCATACTCCGAGAATGTTGCACCATCCTCATTTAATTATATTAATAAACTAATACATGGGATAATAAAGAACTAAATAAGATTAAATGTTAAAAGTTGTGGATAACTTTCACTCCGTATAGTAATTTTATTTTAAAATAAAAAAAAATAATTTTTATTTTTACAAATATGACGTAACCACGTAACCATAGCAATAATTCATTGAAATATAACAATAATATCGTTACTTTGACCACGTAACCAATACGTAACCAAACGTAACTCTCACCATATGTCTTTTTTGAATGCAATTTAATATTTAATATTATAATATTGAATGAAATAATACTATACAGGAATGATAAAGTGTATTAAAATGAAAAAATGCCTAAGACTAGAAATGGTGAGCTAACACCTAAACAAAGAGCCTTTGTAGAAATATTTGTCAAAGAAAATGGAAGACTTACACAGACAGAATGTGCAAGACAGGCGGGTTATTCAGAGAAATCTGCTGTCACACAGGCTTGTAATCTAAGAAATCCCAAGTATTTCCCTAAAGTTGTAGAAGCTATAGAAAATCTACAACGTGAATATGCGGAAGCTAGTAAGTTAGATTTTGTAAAACACTCTAGAGAATTGTCACGGTTGCGTGATATTGCTGTAACAAACGGACAAATGGGGCCTGCGATAAATGCTGAATATCGTCGCGGTCAACTTGCAGGTTTTTATATTGATCGTAAAGAGGTTGTGACAGCCTCACTTGATAACATGACTAGACCAGAACTTGAAGCTAAACTCAAAGAGATTAGAGATCATAATGTTATCAACGGTGAAGCTATCGGTGTTGAAATTAAAGAGATAGAAGAAGAAAAATAATTAATACTATAATTACCCAAAAAATTAATTCTATTGATTTTAATATTAATGTTACTAAAAATCCCATACTACCAACTTATACTGTTTGGTGCTTGATAATTCTTTGTAGCTCTTGATCTGCAACTATCACTACAATATCTCTCAAACTTGCCCATAGCTTTTTCTTTATTACAAGCAAAGCATTTTCTCTTAACTAAATCCTTCTCTTCTTCTTTTGGTTTTTTTGTATTATAGTAATCTGGTAATTCAAATTCATTGTCCACGAAACCCCCTCAGTAATAATTCTTTTAATTTTCTTTCCCACATAGACTTATAAACTTCATCGTTTGTAATGCTGTTATACATAGTCCATAGTCTCTCAACTCTCCACCAATATAATTCTTCTAGTGTCATTTTATTTCTCCTGTTGGTTCTGGAAAAGCTGTTCTTTGTTTCTTTCCCAATAATTTATAATAAATAGTTTCTAATGTTTGATAATCTTTATCAGATACTTTTTTCCAACAAGCTAAAGCACTTAATAAATCCTCAAATAAATCTAATGATGTTTTATCTTTCATTTTCTTCCTTTCTAAAAATTAACTTTGTAAAGAATGGTTTCTCCATTGTCAATTTTCTTTTTTAATTGCATAGCATATTCATAATAATAATCTGCTTCTTGTTGTTTATCAAAAAATTCTAGTTCAGTAGCTTTATCGTAAGCGTGACGATATTCTTTATATAAGTCTAATTCTTCAACTCTATTCATAGTTTTCCTTTCTTTTTTATTTTTTATCATTTTGTTATTGACATGTCAATTTATATTATTTAATGGGATAAGTATAGAAAGGAATAAAAATGAAAACTAAAAACTGGACATTAGAGGAAATGGAACAAGCTAGAGAATTAGCAAAAACAAATTCTTATTCAACTGTTGGTAAAATTTTACATAGATCAAAAAATTCTGTGTTAGGTGTTTTGTACCGTGATAAAATTAAAAATGGATATATACCACCGTTAGATTCTCCATACGCAAGAATAAGAAAATATAGAAAGGGATTTTAAAATGAAAGTAAGAAAATTATTAAAAAATTTTTCCTCTGTTGAAATAGAAGAAAAAAACAGGTGCATTCCAATCATACAATTATGTATTTTATATGAGAAATGGATAAATGAAAAAAGTAATAAAATTGTTACTCTTTCATATATACGAAAAAAATATAATTTTACTAGACAACTTATTTCAAGAAATTCAATGCTTTTAGCAAATGGCTATGATTATGCAAATTCTTTTAGAAATGGTAAAGGTTGGATAAGAAGGGAAAATCACGGTAAACACAAAAAAATTGAATTCACTGAAAAAGGTTATATGATTGCCAATAGATTATTTAATGTCGATAACTAGAATATACCGTGACCGTGATAATAATATCAAAGTAGAAAAGTTTAGTTTTGAGGAAGTAAAAAAAGACTTGACTAAATTCTTCTCCCATGATAATAGGATAAATAAGTATCAGTTGAAGGAAGAAAAATACAGGAAGAAAGCTGAATAATACTGGGCTACTAAGCCGTTTCCACAGCAAAACTGATACTTACCAAAATTAGAAAGAAGGATAACAATGAAACTAAAAGATTTATTAGAGATACAAAAAATAGTTGAAGATAGGGCTATCCCTTACGACGTTTTAGAATTTGACACCGTTCATTTTTCAAAATCAAAAGGCTATAATGTTAAAATTTTAGATTTACATTTAACCCACGCAATCAGAATATTAAATAATTATTTAGATGATGATCAATATTCAAGAAAATATTCAGACCGTCAAGATATCAATGATAGTCTAAGAGGTATTAGGGATAGAGTTGAAGATATAAGCGAGGTTGTAAACAAATGAGTAAATTATCTCCCGACGCTGTATTTCAAACAGCAGACGAAATATTTTTTCTTTTTATGGAATATTTAAACGGTTCCGAAAGAGATAAATTTTTTATTGACGACGACAAAAACAAAGGAACTATGAATACAGAAAAAGGTCAAGACCTTTTTAATGGCATTGAAAAAATATTAGAGGAATTATGACCGTGATAAAATTCTGTATAATAGTTTTAGTAATTAATATTTGTTTTTTATTTACTCCCATGTTAATAGGATATTTATGACACTTTCAGAATTAGAAAAAAGTAAATTTTGGGCTTTAAATAGAAAACATTTAAAAGAAAAAAATGAAGAGTGGAATGATTTTAATAACTATCCTTTTGGCAAAAATACTAAAAGCCCCGATTACTATTATACGCAAAATGTTTATAGTGATCGTGGCAAAGGTATTACAGGTAAAATGAAAAAGAGAAAGAATAAAAATGTTAGAATTCGTAAAATCAAAAAAATTACTTAATATCGATAACAACGCAAAAACTGTAAAAGGTCAAAAATACGGTTTTATCACGGCTATATTATACTTAGCCCCTTCAACTCAATCTGGTTTTAATGTTTGCCCTCAAGCCTCAAACGGTTGCAAAAAGGCGTGTTTGTATACGGCGGGTCATGGTGCTTTTAATAGTGTTAAACAAGGTCGTATCAATAAAACTAGGTGGTATATACAAGAGAGAGAAAGTTTTTTAGATCAATTAAGAAAAGAAATAGACGCTTTTATTGTAAAAGCTAAAGCAAAAAAACTAACTCCTTGTATTAGATTAAATGGAACTAGTGATATCTCATGGGAAAATACAGGTTTAATTGAGGAATATAAAAGTATTCAATGGTATGATTATACCAAGATTTATAAAAGGGCGTTAAAATTTGTTAATGGTCAACTTCCTAGAAATTATCATCTTACATATAGTTTAAATGAAGATAATAAAAAACAGGCTTTTGATATTCTAAAAAAAGGTGGCAATATATCAGCAGTATTTAGAAAAGATTTGCCTAGAAAATTTAACGGTTACAAAGTTATTAATGCAGATCAAAATGATCTTAGATTTTTAGACGGTCACAATATTATAGCGGGTTTGGTTGCTAAAGGTAAAGCTAAAAATGATTATTCGGGGTTTGTGCTTGATGTCTGAACTAGTTATACAAACAGCTATAAATAATGGTGACTTACCAAAAAAAGGTTTTACGGTTGAAAGCTAAAAATAATTATTTCCTTTAATATCAATCGTAAAAATAGCCCCGAATTCGTCGGGGCTATATTAATTTAACGCTTGCATTATCCTATAAAATCCTATAAAGATATTTTCATGGTCACAGCAAGAAA